CTACGTTGATAACTCTGGCGAATTTACTGGACAAGGCGATGATTCAATGGTCGTTCTTCAGCCAGATGCATTTACTTGGTATGAGAGCGGAAACTATCGTCTTGATGTCAATAAGCCATCTGACGGAACAGTTGAAGTCTCACTGAACTCTTATGGTGCATGCGCCACAAAGATTGCAGCTGGCGGATTACTAGTCATCAGCTAATAACTAATCATCGACCACAGCCGCTCCCGGATGTGGTCGAGCAGTAGAAGGGAACGGAAATGCCACAGATAGTCACAGCCGCAGAACTGCGCCAAATTCTTGGCGTTTCCGTATCTCTCTATTCCAACGCATACCTTGAGCAGATGATTGACAGCGCAGAGCTGACGATTCTGCCATTGCTTACTGGATACCAATCAGCAGTCACAGAAGTCTTTGTAGAAAATTCAATTGCCTATTATGGAACTCAGCGCGTCAATTATTTCGTGCCGGGTCAAGATGTCGTCATTACCGGGTGCGGCGTTTATGATGCAACAGTCACAGTCACAGATGATCGCATTGCTCCAATGGTCTTTACGTCTGCAACGGGGCAAGCAGACAGCACATACACCATCCCAATCATTCCGAGCGGGCTTGCGTGTATTGATGGGGCAACCGCTGGCGATTTATACTCTGGCGTTGCTCCCATTAAGTCAGCAATTCTTGTTGTGGCCGTTGAAGTATTCCAAAGCGTTACAGCTCCAGGTAATCAGATTATGAGCGACCAATTTCAGCCGTCACCATTCGTCCTTGGCCGCAGCTTGACCAATCGCATCGTCGGCTTGCTTGGGCCATTTCTTGAAGTCGAAACTCTTTGCTTATGACAATTGAAGCCGACATCCGCACACCATTGCAGACTGCACTTTCGAGCATTGCAGCCAATGTCTATAACGGCATTCCAGAAGCAATGACTAGTCCATCAATTTGCATTGTTCCAGACGCACCATATTTGGAAAGCACTTTGATTAATGGATCAACTACCAAAGTCAAAATCAATATGCTCGTCACCGGCGTAGTCGGTTATTCAAGCAACGCAGCGGCTTTGACCAACCTTGAAGATTTAATGATTTCAATCATCTCAACTATGCCGGCCGGATACGTCGTCGGAGATGTCAGCTCACCCACACCTTTGGAAGTCGGCGCAGGAAAATTCTTGACGGCTGATTTGCAAGTCTCAACCTATTACACCGACTAAGGAGAAATCATGCCAACAACAATCATCACGGGCAGAGACATCACTTTCACCATTGCTGGTGATAGTTATGATGCTCAAGCTACATCAGCGACTTTGACTGTTGATTCAACAATCAACACATATCAGACACTCGATGGAAAAGCGTATTACACAACAGACACACAGGGAACTTTCGCGGTCGAAATGCTTGCAGACTGGGGAGCAGCATCATCACTATGCGAAGAACTTTGGACAGCTGCAACAAGCGCACCAAATACTGGTCTTTCAGTTATCTTCGGAGCAGATTCTGGCGCATCATTTGCGTTCGATGTCCAGCCAATCTTGCCATCAGCAGGCGGCACTGCACCAGATGCTCAAACAGTATCTCTTGCATTCACTTGCGTGACCACACCAGTCTTGACAATCAGCTAATAAAGGAGCCGGGAGCATGAAACTAAATATCGAGGTTACATACCAATCTGGAGAAGTCGCTACCTATACGGCGGCTCCACCAGAGTGGCAAAAGTGGGAGCAAAAGACTGGATTCACAATTCAGCAAGCAGAAGAAAAGATTGGCATTTCTGATCTCTTATTTCTAGCCTATAACTCAATGAAGCGAGAGTCTGCCGGCAAGCCGGTCAAGTCTTACGACATTTGGTGTGAAGGCGTTGCAGATATTGGAGCAGGGAACGCAGACCCAAAAGTTACGCCGTCGGAAGTCTCAGCCGAATAGTTGTAGAGCTTGCAATAGCCACAAAGATTCCCATGAGCGAATGGACGACGGCGGAGCAGATTCTGACGGCCTTTGAGATATTGGAGCAGCAACATGGCGGATGACTTTCAAGTTGCTTATGACAAATCCGACTTGCGTCGTGTTACTGCCGCGTTTAAAGCAATGGATGCAGAAGCTGTTGCTCAAGCCAAAGTCGTCAGCGGCGGATTAGCGACTTACGTTCAAGGCAAGATTATTCAAGCTGCTAATCGCACCAAAAACAATGCTGACGACCTAATTGCGTCCGGCTCACGCGTTTCTAAATCTTCGAAAATTGGAGAATTGTCATTTGGCTTTGCCAGTCAGAAATTCTCTGGCGGTGGTACAACTCAACAACTTTGGGGCGGCTATGAATTTGGGTCTAACAAATTTAAGCAATTCCCAATTTGGTCGGGTAAAGAGGGTCGAGGTTCCAAAGGCTGGTTCATATATCCGACTCTGCGAGCCGAGCAACCAAATATCATTGCCAAATGGGAAAATGCTTTCACTGAGATATTGAAGGAGTGGTAATGGCCGGACAAAGTAGAACGCTCAAGCTATCGATTCTGGCTGATGTAGATCAACTCAAGAAGTCGCTCAATACAGCTAACAATGACGTTCAAAGCTCAAGCTCTAAGATTTCAGACTTTGGTAAGAAGGCCGGACTAGCATTTGCAGCCGCCGGCGTAGCTGCTGCCGCCTATGCGGGCAAGCTGCTAATTGATGGAGTCAAAGCGGCTATTGCCGATGAAGCTGCTCAAGCCAAGCTTGCCACAACTCTCAAGAACGTAACTGGCGCAACTGACGACCAAATTGCAGCTGTTGAAAAACAAATTCTTAAGACATCTTTATTGACCGGAAAAACCGATGACGAGCTTAGGCCATCATTTGATCGGTTGCTTCGAAGCACAAAAGATGTGACCAAAGCTCAAGAGCTGCAATCAATTGCGCTTGATATTGCGGCTGGTAGTGGCAAAAGTTTAGAGGCCGTCACAAACGCGCTTGCCAAAAGTGCCGAAGGGCAGAATACAGCTCTGGGCAAATTGGGCGTTGGCATCAGCGCGGCAGAACTTAAAACTATGTCATTTGAACAAATTACAGCCAAGCTCAGTGAAACATTTAAGAATCAGGCATCAGAGCAAGCCGACACATTTGCCGGCAAGATGGCTCGTCTCAATGTTGCATTTGATGAAGGCAAAGAGACAGTCGGTTCATTCGTACTCGATGCAATCACACCCATGGTCAATACTTTCGTCAAAGATGTAGTGCCAGCAATTGCAAAATTTGCAGATGCAATTGGACCAAAACTTGAGCCAATAATAAAGGCTTTGGGCACATACATCACCGAAACTCTTGTTCCAGCGTTCAGAGCAATTTGGGGATTCATTACTGATTATTTAATTCCAACATTCACGGCGATTCTTAAGCCAGCAATTGAGGGAGTCAATAGCGCATTTAATAAAGTTAAAACTGCCATCAATGATAATTCTGAAGAATTGAAACCATTGGTTGGATTTATGAAAGCGGTTGCGGATTTCGCCAGAGATACGCTTGCTCCAATCTTTGGCGGAGCTTTAAAATTGGCTCTGAATGTAGTGGCGACCATAGTCTCCAGCCTCGTAACTGGATTCTCTAATCTCTTTGCGGGAATTGGAAAAGTAGTAACAGCAGTCAAAGCATTCATCAAACTTATGACAGATAATCCAGTAACGCGATTCTTTGGCGGCGGAGATAACTCCAAAGGATTGAAGGCTGGCGGCGCAGAATTTGAACCGAATATGGGTGGTGGATTTGGAGACGCTGGTGGCGGATTTAGTGGCGGCGGCGGTGGTACGACTTTCGGCGGCAATGATCCGCGAACCTTTACCGGCGCACCATTAGGGGCATATTCACCAGCTATGCAAGCTGCAATCCTAAGACGCGAAGAACTCAAAGCTGAGACTGAACGCCTACGCAATGCCAGAGAAGCAGCCGCAGCAGCCCGCGCTGGGGTCACTGGCGGGCTTTCAACGGCTGAGCGCATCAATATCACAGTCAATGGCGCAATCGATGCAGAGGGTACAGCTCGCACAATTGTGGAGACACTCAATGATTCATATTTCCGCGGTACAGGCGGCGCATCCAACTTGCAGGCAATATGACAATCTTTAATCCAGTATGGCGAGTCACTATTGGGGGCGTTCAATATCAGACCGCCATCTTGTCTAATCTGACAATTACATCTGGGCGAACTAATATCTATGAACAGGCTCAGGCCGGTTATACCAACATTGAACTTATCAATTTAGATCAATCAGCTGTTGTCATCGGAATCAATGATTCATTGACCATTGAGTTGCAAGATTCCACAGCTACGTTCATTCCAATCTTTGGTGGCTCCGTCGTCGATGTAGCCATTTCAGTGGCCGAATTGGGCAGTGTTGATTATGCCCAGCGTGTCAAGATTATCGCCTTGGGAGCATTGGCTAGATTGCCAAAGGCTTTGACGGATGGAACATTGGTTCAGGACTTTGACGGAAATCAAATTCTGCACATCTTGCAAGATTTACTGCTTAACAATTGGTCAGAGGTTCCAGCAGCTTTGCAATGGAATACCTATGACCCGACTGAGACTTGGGCAAATGCTCAGAACGTTGGACTTGGCGAGATTGATACTCCAGGAAATTATGAGCTTGCACAAAGGTCGTCCAGCCGTATTGATATTTATTCACTTGTTTCAGCTCTGGCGACGAGTGGCTTGGGCTATATCTATGAGGATGCTCAGGGCAGAATAAGTTATGCCGATTCAACGCACCGATCCATTTATCTAGCAGCTAACGGATATGTAGATTTGAGTGCCAACGATGCTCAAGGTGCAGGGCTGAGCATTCAGCAACGCGCCGGAGACGTGCGCAATACGATAACTCTGAAATACAATACGAATTCCAATAACGAAGTTGATGCGACGTCTGCCGAATCAGTGAGCCTATATGGACAACTTGCCCAGATATTTACGACCACAGTGAAACACATGTCTGATGCCCAAGATCAGGCAGATTTCTATTTGACGCTTCGGGCATTTCCGCAATACAACTTCAATCAAATTACATATCAGCTCACAAATCCAGAAATTGATGATACTGACAGAGATTCACTGATTAACGTGTTCATGGGGATGCCAGTATCAATCTCCAACATGCCTCTTAACATGTCGGCGGGTAACTACTTGGGATTCGTTGAGGGCTGGACGTTCCAAGCCGCCTACAACGAAATTAGCGTCTCACTAAATCTTTCACCAATTGCATTCTCACTGCAAGCCATGAAGTGGGAAGATGTCGGTGTCGCTGAGACTTGGAACACCATATTGAATACACTTGACTGGGAACACGCCCTAGTCGTGGCATAAGGAGAAAAGATGAGCAATCCAACAACCCCATTCAGCTGGCAAATGCCGACGGC